TCTAGAGGATCAGTTATTCCTTTTTTCAAGAAGATAGCCAAAGAAGGTGGCAAGTTTCCTCTAACTGATAATGAAATGACTAGATTTTGGACAACTATAGACAATGCCGCAAAATTTGTTTTAGATTCTTTAGAGATTATGGAAGGTCAAGAAATATTTATTCCTAAATTACCTACTTTAAAAATAAGTCATTTGATAAAAGCTATAAAGGAAGATGCTGAAATAAAAATTGTAGGATTAAGAAAAGGCGAAAAAATCCATGAAACATTAGTTAGTCATGAAGAATCAAGAAATATTGTGATTTACGATACATTTTACAAGCTTTATTATGGAAAACTACCAGAATTATGGATAAATCATAATCAATTTACATATGCAAGTAATAATGAGAATAATATTTTGAGTATTGAAGAAATGAGGAAATTATTATGAATGAAAATTGTAGAAAAATGACATATGAAGAATTACAAATTGATCATATTGCAATGTCAAAAGAAAATGAAAATTTAAAAATTACTAATGAATTATTGATTGATAATATTAAACAATTAAGACTTGAAAAAAGTTATTTACAAGAAGAATTAAACCAATTAAAAGAACAATTTAGTATAGCAAAAGAAGCACAAGTAAAAAGAAAAAAGGAGAACTTGCTTAATCATGATTAATTATTATGATGATAAAAAAGATAAATATCAATCCCATGAAATGTTAATTGATATTGATGAAGATTTAAATTCTGATGGAATTGATATTACTATAAGAGTTTATGGAGAATCAAAAGAAGAAGTTTTTAATAATTTAATGAGTGCAATTGATAAAGCTCAAGAATTTTTAAACAATCAAAAACAAATTAGAATAAATGATATAAAGGAAATAAAAAAATATGATTAATTATGCGAAGCATTTTATTGATATGCATGATATAAAAGCAGTGAATGACGTATTAAGAAGCAATAATATAACACAAGGAGAAATTACAAAAGAATTTGAGAATGAATTGAGTAACTATACAGGTTATAAATTTTGTAAAACTCTTAATAGTGGTACGTCTGCCTTACATGCTGCTTGTATGGCAATAAAAATTAAACCTGGGGATGAAGTAATTATTCCTTCAATTTCTTTTGTAGCAACTGCAAATTGTGTAAGTTATTGTGGAGGAATACCTGTTTTTGCGGATATCGATAAAGATACTCTTTTAATTGATCCTGAAAGTATAAAAAAATTAATCACAAATAAAACCAAAGCAATAATTTCCATGGACTATGCGGGTCAATTAGCTGATTATAAAGCAATAAAAGAAATTTGCGATAATAATCAATTATATTTTATTAGTGATTCGTGCCATTCTTTTGGTGGAATTAATACAATTGCTGATAATGCAATTCCCGATATTGTTTGTTATTCGTTTCATCCAGCAAAACATATAACATCTGGCGAAGGTGGAGCTTTATTGACAAATGATTATATATTAGATTATAGAGTTAAATTATTTAGAAATCATGGAAGAAATGAAGAAGGTATGATGGAGCTTTTAGGCTATAATTATCGAATGTCTGAAATAAATGCAGCACTTGTATTAAGTCAATTTAAAACAAAGCATTGTCAATTTCAAACATTTAGATATATGTTGGCTGATAAATATATTGATAAGTTAAAATGTGAAAAATTAAAGCAATTAAAGGGAAGAATTCATGTTTATCATTTGTTTGTAATTAAAGTTAAGAATAGAAAAAATAGAAATAAATTTATTAATTACATGAAAAAAAGGGAAATTCAATGTGTTATACATTTCCCTCCAATATATAAAAATTCATTTTATTATGATCCATTGAACAAAATTGATTATTCAAAACAATGTCCTAATACTGAAAAAGTAGCCGATCAAATAGTAAGTATTCCATTGTATTATAACTTATTATATGAACAACAAGAATATATCATTAATACAATTAATGAATTTATAGAAAAGGAATGATATTTTATGATTAATAAAATTAAAGGAAATTGGTATATAATTTGTGATGGTTGTAGTGATAACGAAAGTTTTTTAACTTTTGAAGCTGCTTTAAATTATGCAAAAGAAAACAATTGGACAGTTAAAAAGAATGATAAAGATGAATGGGAAAATTATTGCATTGATTGCCAAGAATAGAAAGGAATAATAAAAACAATGTTTAAAATATTTAGATTTGAAGAAAAGCCAAAAGATAAAGAAATTCGTGAATATCTACTAAAAGAAGAATTAAGAACATATATATTAAAAAATATAGATTCTTATGATTTTTCGCAATTATTATTCGATAATGTTAATGAACACTTCGGATTGTGGATTAATCCTATTGTATACATTGTTGCAATAAGAAATACAGATAATAATGATAAGTACGAATATAACAGTAAAGAAAAATCATTATCATTATGTGCATTTAATAATAAAAGAATATCAGTAAATTATATTAAAGAAAATTTAAATTATTTAATTAATCTTGAGATTTTATTAAATAAATTTTTTGCAAATAAACAAAAAAATAAATAAAAAAGGATGATTTAAACTATGAAAAAATTTGAAAAATATTTTGGTACAAAAAATATAGAAGCCTGTGAAATGACTTATGGTGAATATTCTGATTTTAAATATGGAGATAACAAAATCAATACTGGTCTTCCAGATAATAAAAAAGGTTTTACTGTTAGATATTCAGATGATTATTTATCATGGAGTCCAGAAGAGCCATTTAAAGCTTATAAAAAGATCAATGGAAACTTAACAAGATTAAGAAATGAATTATTAACTGAAGAACACACATATATTGAACATGATGAAAATCAATATAATGCTCCTCATAATTATTTAATTAAAAATATTGAAAATGATAATCTTTTATGCGGAATACATTTTCAATGTGGACCAGTTAAAGAAAAAGAATTAAATGGAGTTTTTCTACCTGATATTATTGGAATTTGTATTGATGTTTTGGAGAATTTTCAAAATTCAGAATTTAAATGCAATGAAAATGATATCGCATTAGATGGCTTAAAAGCTGCTATTGTAGCTTTAAGATCGAGAACAAACAAAAGAAAAGAAAGGGGCGTTCATGGTACTTATGAAAAGTAAAATAATAATACTTGATTTTGGGTCTGGAAATACATGCCAAAATGACAAAAGAATAATAAAAAGAATGTATGATGAATTGAAGGCTATTGACAGCGGCAAGTATGAAATAATTGTAAAATGGCAATTATTTAAAGTTTGCGGTGCGAATATCCCTTTAACTGAAGAAGCATTTAATTATGCTTATGAATATGGAAATCAATTAGGATATAAAGTAACCGCTTCTATTTTTGATAGACCATCATTAGAATTTTTACTTGGTTATGATATTCCATTTGTTAAAATAGCAAACAGACGAGAATTAGATTATTTAATAGATTTTATACCTGAAGAAATTCCAGTATATATTTCAAAAACAAATGATTTAACAATTAAATTCGGAAATAAAAATATATCTGGGTTAGGCTGCGTAAAAGTTCCAAAAGAACTTGAAGAATTTTGGTGTATAAGTCAATATCCTGCTGATATTCAAGAATATCTAAAATTAGATATTAAAATTGGTAATAATATTTCAGATCATACAAATAATTTTGCACTGTTCAATAGATTTAAACCTAAAATAATCGAATGGCATTACAAGTTAAAAACTTCGACAGGTTTAGATGCTGGTGAATTTGCAAGAACCCCTGAACAATTAAAAGAGGTGTTATAATTGATAATAACTTTAATTCAAACTAGATTAAAATCAAGTAGACTTCAAGGAAAATGTATAAAAAGTATGGCTGGTCATCCAATGACTAGCTATACAATTGAAGGAGCAAAACAAAGTAAATTAAGTCATTTTACAGGAATAATTTATCCATCTTCAGATAATAGTGTTTTTTCAAAATTATATTCAGATAAATGTTTCTGTTATTCTCATGAAGGAAATGAAGAAGATGTATTAAATAGATATTATGCAGCATTAAATTATATACAAAATATTACACAAGAAAATATAACAAATGTTGTAAGAATAACAAGTGATTGTCCAATGTTAGGGTTTTATCCTAAAGTTATTGATGAAGTTATACAGAAACATTTATTAAATAATGCTGATTTTACACATAATAGAGGTAAAAATGGATTACCTAGCGGACTTGATGTAGAAATCATGAAATCTTCTGTTTTAGCATATATTAATAATGTTGCTGAAGATAAAGAAGATAGGGAACATGTAACAACATTTATAAAAAAGAATCCTAATAAATTTAAAATTTATGAGGTTAACTCTGTTTTTAAATTTGATTATAAATGGAGTGTTGATACAATAGAAGACTTTAAAAGAGTAGAAGATATCATAAAAATATTAAAAATAAGGAGAACATATGAAAGATAATATTTATTTAGATGTATTAGACATATGTAATTTAGATAAAATAAGAGAATGGAGAAATAAGGATACTAAAAAAGGTATTTATAGAACTCCATATCTACTTACAAGTGATATGCAAGTAGATTTTTTAGAAAATGTTATAAATAATAGAAATATTAACGCCAGATATTGGGGAATATTTAAAGAAGAAGCCAAAGGAGAAAAAGACAGACATCTTGATACTTTTATTGGATATACTGGAATAGATAAAATACAGTGGGAAAATGGTATTGCTGAAATTGGATTAATGATTGGTCATAAATATGTTGGTTTGGGCTATGGATCGAAGTCATTAAGTTTAGTTTTAAATGAAGCTTTTAATAATATGAGATTACAAAATATTTATGGTGAATGTTATAAATGTAATCCTAATATACAATTTTGGGAAAAAATGATTGAAAAATATAAGGCTTATAGTACGATTTTGCCAAATAGAAAATATTTTGATGGATCTTTTTTTAATTCAATGTATTTTAATTTTAATTATTACAATTTTAGAGTTTAGGAGAAATAGATCAATGAATATATTAGCATTATGCAATCAAAGCGAAGCAATTCAAATAATGAAAACAATTAAATGTAATAAATACTTCTTTATTTGTCCAATAAAAATAAAACAAAATCAGCTTCCCCAAAATTTAAAAATTGGAATAGATGTTTGGGCTTATTCTCATAGAAGTATGAGAAAAGGTTATTATTATCCAAAAATGGACTGGAATAAAATTGATCCACTTGACGAAAAATTAATTGTGGATTTATCCGAATGTGAATCACAAACTATGAGAATGATTGAACGTATAAAAAGATTAAGACCTATGTTATATGAAAACAGAAAAAAATATTATATTAATAATTTAAGATATTGGTCTCATGTATTATTAAATAATAAAATAAGTGTATTTTATAGATGTGCGCCACCTCATGAAGGATATGATAATGTAATTTCACATTTATGCGATTATTATAATATACCAGCATTTTACGGGAATCCATTTCATACACATAAGGGTAAATATAGGTATTTTGCAAGATATGTAAAAGATAATTTTCCTAATTTTCATAATACTACAATAACAAATGGAGAAAATGAAATTGAATTAATAGAGCCCTTGGCTGATTTATTAGATATACATTGGAATAAAAAGAAAATACCAGTATTACCAACAATAATTCCACGAAAAAAAATTAAAACACAAAAAACTTTGTTAATAAGAAATAAAAAATTATTAGATTATTATAATAATAAATGTGTAGTTCCTAATTTAACAAAGCCTTATATTTATTTTCCACTTCATTATCAATACGAAGCAACTACATGTCCAATGGGAGGACCATTTGTTGATCAATGGATGGCTATTGAAATATTAAGTAGATTAGGAATACAAATTTATGTAAAAGAACATCCTCGAATTAGTAAAAATAGAGATATGAATTATTATATAAGACTGCTAAAAATGCCAAATGTAAATTTTATATCAATGAAATCAAATAATTATTCTTTAATCGATAACTCTATTGCGGTAGCTACTATAACAGGTACAGCAGGATGGGAAGCTATATTAAGAGGAAAACCTAGTTTTATATTTGGTAATATATTTTATCAATATGCCCCAGGTGTTTATAAAATTAATGGAATGAAAACAGCAATACAGGCATATAATGAGGTTAAATATTTTAAAGCTAATAAAAAAGAAATAGAATTATTTCTAAAAAAATTACAATGTTATTTATTTAAACATACAACTAACGATATTATAGCGGCATTAAAAGAAAATATTATAAATATAAATAATTCAGAAGATAGAAAGATTTTTATAAAGGAGTAAAAATATGATTGATGTAATCTATTTAACTGGAGGAAAGGGAAAAAGAGCTGAATTAGGATATCCTAAACAGTTCGCTAGACTAAAAGGAAAGCCTATTTTTATATATGGTTTAGAAACTTTAAGAAAGATTGAAGATATTGGAACAATTATAATTCCAAGTAATTTCAATAATGAAAATGATCAAACAATAAAATTATTATCTGAATATAATATTGATAATTGGCATATATGCAAAGCTGGAAAAACTCGTCAAGAATCAGTCTATAATGGTTTAGAACATGTCAAGACAAAAAATGTTCTAATTTGTGAGGCTGTAAGACCTTTTATGTCGATAAATTTAATAAAAAAAGTTATAGAAGCTGATGGCGATTGTGTCATACCTATAGACTTATCAAGTGCCAGTGTAATTGATATATTAGGAAATTCTTATGATAGAAATGATTTTGGGTGTGTTCAAATGCCACAAAAATATGATAATCAAAAGCTTTATAAAGTCCATACAGGTATGATTTCTCAAAATTCTACGGATGATATGGACTTAATTTATAAGTTTGAAAAAATATCTGGTGAAGTTACTTTTAAAAGAAAAATAATTTTTCATGGGGAAAGAGAAAATATTAAAATTACTTATCCTATTGATCTTAAGATTGCCGAGGCAATCTTAAATTATAAGGAGGGTAATAAAATTGAGTAATATTATAATAACTGGTAGTAGTAGAGGAATTGGGGCTGCAATTGCTAAAGAATGGTGTTATAGAAGCAAAGAAAATCTTTATTATCCAATTTCAAGATGGAGCGATTTTGATATAACAAATTTTAAAAAATTTGAAGAATTTATAAAAAATTTTGATGATTTTAATAAAGAAGATAAGAAATATTATCCAATTGCACTTATTAATAATGCTGGAATTGCAGAGCAAGGAAGTATTTTTGAAACTAGTATTAAATCAATTAATAAACAATTTAATGTTAATTTTAATGCAGTTTTTAATTGTACTAAACAATATGCAAAATTTTGTATTAATAAAAAAATAAAAGGGAAAATTGTAAACATTGCTTCAACTGCTGGTCTAGGAGCAAGACCCGGTAGGTCAATTTATGCAGCAACAAAAGCAGCTTTAATTAATTTTAGTCTATCAATGTCAGAAGAATTAAAACCATACGGAATTAAAATTTATATTGTTTGCCCTGGGGCAGTTAATACAGATATGAGACATGAATTAGAGCCTGACGACGATTTTAAAAATATGCTGCAACCTCATGAAGTAGGAAAATTTATTTGTAATTTAATAGAAAGTGATAACTTTCTTAATGGACAAATATTGGAGGTAAAAAAATAATGGTAGTAAATATTTTAAATAAAGTTCATTATCCAATAACAATTGGAAAATATACATTTAAACCTTTTGAAGAAGTTACAATTAGAATTGATTCGGATTCTTTATTTAGAGAAATAAGAAGTAATAGAGGATTAAGAGTAGGAAAAACAAATAATGAATCATATATAAAAAGACATGGATTTAAAAAGGGAAATAAAATAAATTTTGTTTATGATAATATGAGCCAACATGCTGGCGAAGCTTATATTCATGCAATAGAGGCTTTATCAAATCCAATAATGAAACATCTTCCCAAAAAAGATATTGGATATTCAAAAATACCATTAACTAGAATGAATATTAGATTTTTCAATTCCGCAAGAATTAACGAACAGGGAAAAACTCCAGTTGGCCCAAATGATATATTTTTTAGTCATGGAATTGGCGATAAAAATTATTGGAAAGGAAGTAAAATTGCCGACTATAAATATGCTTTTGTGCCGGGACCAGCATGGGAAAAAAGGATGAGAAATACAGGATATAAAGGAGAAATATTTGTCTGTGGATATACTAAATTAGACCCATTGATTAATATTGATAAGAATTCAATTAAAAAGAATTCCAAACCTAAAATTCTATGGGCCCCTACCCACGGATATAGCTCAAAAAATAAAGGTAGATCGAGTTATCCAGCATTTTTAAGATATTTAGATCAAATTCCAAATGATTTTGAGGTTATAACATCATTACATCCAACTAGCAAAATGCATAATAATATAAAACAATTACCAACAATGGAAGCCCTGTTAGAAGCGGATATTATTATTGCAGATGCAGGATCAACTTTATACGAAGCTTGGATATTAAATAAACCTGTAATTTTTCCTGATTGGATTTGTTCAAAAGATACAATGAATCATTTTAAAACTGATCCGGCAAATTTTGAATATCAAATTTATTCTAAAAAAATTGGTTATCATGCAAAAGATATGAAAGGTATGATTAAATTATTTGATATTGCTTTATCTGATGGAATGAAAGATTTGGAGAAGGAATTTATAGAGGAAATTTATCCAATTAAATTAAGGGGTAAAGCAGGAGAAACCGCAGCAAAACAAATATTAGAATTAGCAGAGAAATTGAAAATATGACTAGCATTGAATTAGCAGAGAAATTAAAAATATCTCATAAGACTATAATTAGATGTTTAAAGAAATATAAAAATGATTTTATAAAATTTGGCAATATGAATTCTTGCATATTAAGATATGGAAAAGGTACAAAAGGGGGAAGACCTTTAGAATTTTTTAATTTAAATTATAAACAAATAGATTTATTAATTCTTTATCTATCTCCTAATAACAATATCATAAGAGAATATAAACAGAAATATATTGACAAATAATATAAATAAGATAAAATAAAAGCATTAAAAATACAAAAATTGTGTTGCCTATGATTTTTATTTTTTTTAAACTGCACGTAAAAAAAAGAGTGATGACCTCTTTTTTCCTTAAAAATAATAATACAAAATAAAAAAGGGTTAATATTACCCTTTTTTATTTTTATGTTCTTGTATTTTTTCTTTTAATATCATTTTTATATAGCTTGCCGTAGCTAAACCTTTATCTTTTGCGATAGTTTCAATCTCTTCTTTGAATTGTTTATTTATAGTGAAATGTATATATTCTTTTTTATTTTTTTTATTATTCAAATTATCACCTCATCCTAATTTTTTACCACATTTTTGATTTGGACAATAACCAACATTCGCCATTGTAGTAAAAAAATTATCTGTTTTTTCATAACGAATATCTAAACAATCGCTATGATACCAAGAGCGACAACTAGTACAAAACACACTAGCTTCGCCAAAAACTATATGATCATTTATTATTTCTTCTTTACAAGCTCCACAATATATTTTATCTTTTTTATCTTTCATAAGTTAAAGCTCCTTTTTAATTGATTGATTTATTCTATAATAACATAATAGCAACATAAATACAATATAAAATGTTGTATTTATGTTGCTATTATGTTATACTCTTTTTATTAGCTCGAATTCGATATAATTAAATTGGAGGTGCAATATGGAACTATTTACTTTAGAACAAATTAATTTAAATGTCGCTCTTGAAGAAATGATTCTTGATTATAAGAGCGAATTATTTAAAACAGGCAAGAAAAAAAATATATATGATTATAGAGTCAAATTATATAAAAATAATATAAATAAATTTGAAAAATATAAAACAAATAGTAAATCAAAAGAGCTTGAAATTAGAGCCGAATTATATCTTAAAACTTGTGAGCAAATGATTGAGAAAAGCAGTAATCATTTAAATGAAATAATAAATGAAATAAGAGAAAAAGAAGAATTTCTAAAATATGAAATATGGAATTTATTATTTGAAGCTATTACTAATGGATTTATTAATGATAATACTATTTTAAAGAAGAATAATTATCTTATTTATACATTGCCTTCAGCAAAAATATATTTTAAAAAAATAGAAATTATAATTGAAGATGAAGAAGAATTATATAATTTTCTATCAAAAGATATTGATCTAAAGAAAGATTATATTGATAAAAATAATAAAATTTTATTTGATTTATTAAAAAAGAATTTATCAATCTCAGAAGATGGAACTATTTCAGATATGAATGGAGTTATTTTCTCTGGCTTATCAACAAGTGATCCAGAGGTAAAACTTGAATTAAATCAAAATAAAGATTAAGGAGATATATCATGAATAAAACTAGTATTCACATTGAACATCAAAAAAAACAAAGAAAAATTTATACTCAGGCTCAAAAAGATCAAATAAGAAATAACTTAGAAAAGATTTTAATTTATTATGGAGCAAAAGAAGGAAAATATAATTGGCAATGTATTCCTTATAGACATAATAAACCAGACAATGATCTATCAATAAATGGTAACGTTTGTTGTTGTCATTGTGGCATTAAAGGTGATGCATTTAATGTTATAGCTGAATTAGAAGGTTATAACATTAAAAAAGATTTTACTTTAATAATAGAAAAAGGCATTGAAATAGTAGGGTGTCAAAACCCTACTATTAATTATACCTATAAAACTAAAGAAAAAAGCAATAAAAACAATGAATCTACTAAAGAAAAAGAATTTAAAAATGTTAATCATAATCTAACTGATATTATACTACAATATTTCAAAGTATCAAAAAAATATTATTATTTTTATAGAAGAAATATTAAAAATGATAAGTTGTTAAAACATTATAAAATAATTTGTGATGATCCAAGAAAGATTTTTCCAAAAGAATTATTACCTCAAGTTTATAACTTATGGAGTTACCAAAATATAATTCCTGTTTGGGAGGACAAGAAAGTAGTAAATGTCATCCTAAGAAGGGATGACTATTTAAATACAAAAAATAAAAAGACCTTAAATCTAAAAGGTCTTCCCTTGAAAATCTGGAATGCTGGTTATATTCGGCATTCACAGAAGAATGACATATTTTTTATAACAGAAGGCATTTTCGATGCATTATCGCTTGAATGTATCGATTGTAAAGGAATAGCCTTGAATTCTATAACAATGGTTAATAAATTCTTAGATATTATTAAAGAATTTATTGATCAATTAAAAGAAAACAATGTAAAATTCTTTATTTGCTTTGATAATGATTCAAGAAATCCAGAAAAGCCGAATAAAAAAATGCCTTCTGAAATAGCGAGGGAATCGCTTGATGAAGGTTTAAGGACCCTTGGATTAAAAAGCATAATTTTAAAATTGAATAAATATAAAGATGTAAATGAATTCTATATGAATAATGCAGCTTTATTCAGAGAAGAAATTTACAAAGCTATAAAATTTATAGAAAAAGAGGAAATAATTAAATGAAACTATCTAAAAAAATTTATTTATTAGAAGATGATAAAAGATATTTAGAGATCAATTATCGAAATATAAAAGTAAAAATATATGATAATCAAAAATATATTATAGAATATATTTTAGATCATATAACCAATAAGAATAATAATTCTAATCAAATATATAGTTTTTTATATGACTTTAACGATTTATATAATCTATGTAATAGAAATAATTTTTATATTTATGCTTTTGCATATCAAAACAAAAATTTTATTAAATTAGAAATGTTTGAAAAATGGAAAAGATTAGGAATCATTTTTCAAAATAAAAGAAATATTATATAAAAACGTCAATTAAATACACTTAAAAATAACAAACAATCATGTTTTTTATTCTACGTAGAATAAATATAACATGTTTGTTTTTTTTTGTCATGTAGGATATAATTGAATTAGCCGACGGGCGTAAACGGAATATAAAGTCGACAGACTATAAATCGGAGGAAATTTATGATTTTACGAAAATTCAAAAGATTTAAGAAAATATTGTTTACTAGTTTTTTATTTCCAATAGTTCCAATCATAAGTGTAGAAGGTGAAGGAGAAAACGGAGAAAATTCAGATAATACAGATGGTGAAAATTCAAATGCTGACGAAAAAGGCGAAAATAGAGAAGATGGAAATAATACAAGTGGGCAAGTTATTTTTAAGTCACAAGCCGAACTTGATAATCTTTTGAAAAACAGAATTAATAAAGCTATTAAAAGAACTAGAGAAGAACTTGAAGCCGAAAAGAAAAAAGAAAGTTTAAGTGAGCTTGAAAGACTTAAATTAGAAAAAGAAGAAAGTGACAAAAAATTGATTGAAGCAACAAACAGATCAAATCAGTTTTTAATTCAATCAAAAGTTGTTAGTATTGCAAGTAAATTAAAAATTAGAGATCCCGAAGCTGCTTTTATTTTAATGGACAAGGATGATGTATCCATTGACGATAATGGAAAAGTTCTTGGAATCGAAAATTCATTGAAAGCATTAATTAAAGAAAAACCTTATTTATTAGACTCTGGCAATGATAGTAATAATCAAGACCCTCAATCGGGTGGAGATGATCAAAACGCTGGATCAAATAAGCCATCTGGAAGTAGTGTAGATATGAATTATTTGATAAGAAGAAAAGCTGGATATATTGATTAGTTGATTAAGTAGTTTTAGGGATATAAGGAGGAAGTTTCATGGCAACTTATATTCCAAGAGCTGGTGTTGAAGCTCTTATGCCTGAAGATGTACAACGTGAAATAGTTCAAAGTGTTCCCGAAAATTCTGCGGTTATGACATATGCAAGAAGAGGTCCAAATATGTCAAGGGCTCAAAGAAGAATTCCTTGTTTGTCAGTTTTACCAACTGCATATTTTTCAAATCCGGGACCATCAACTAAAACAGAAGATGAGCAATGGAAAAGATTATCTAAATTAATGTGGGAAAATAAATACATTGATGCAGAGGAATTAAACGTCATTGTTCCAATTCCAATGGCAGTTCTAGACGATGCTGATTATGATATTTGGGCAGAAAGTAAACCTAAATTAATAGAAGCTTTCGGAATTGCTTTTGATCAAGCTGTATTCTATGGGATTAATGCTCCCAAAATATGGCCCGATAACATTGTTACTGCGGCGACTGCTGCCGGAAATTTTGTAGCTAAAGGAAGTATCATAAATCCAAATACCAATAAAAGTGATGTATACGAAGATATTATGGGAGATGGCGGGTTAATCTCTAAAGTTGAAGAAGATGGATTCATGGTTGATGGTCATGTTTGTAGTATGACAATGAGATCAAAATTTAGATCATTAAGAGCGACAGATGGAATTCCTATTTTTAAATCTTTAAACAAAGAAGGCGTTCAAGGTAGTACCACTTATTATCTTGATGGTGAACCTTGCGTATTTCCTAGAAATGGAGCTATAATTCCAAATAGATCATTAATAATTGCAGGAGAATGGAAACAATTAATGTATGCAATTAGAAAAGATATTATGTGGACAATTCTGACCGAAGCAGTTATTCAAGACCCTACAACAAAAGAAATTGTGTTTAATTTAGCCCAACAAAATATGATTGCTTTAAGAGCATCTATGAGATTAGGATGGCAAGTTCCAAATCCAATCAATAGACTAAATGAAATTGAAGAAACAAGATATCCATTTTCTGTATATGGTGAAGCTGCAAGCTAATAGTTAGGAAGTGATAAGAACATGTTTACATCAAATGTTGAATTTATTAAGGAAAGGTATTATAAAGGGAAATTATGTAAAATAGGTGATGTAGTTAAAATGGATCAAAGTGATGCAACTGTATATTTAAATCAAAATGCGGTAAAATATCATGTTAAAACAGCTAAAAAAATTCCATTAAAAAAGAAATCCTATAAGGAATTACAAGAAATTTGTAAAAATAATAATCTCCCTGCGGTTGGTAAAAGAGAAGATTTAATTAATTATTTGAATGAAAAAGGAATTAATTAATGAGGTGATTTAATGCCTTATACTGTAAATAATTATCCTGATAGAATTAAAGCATTACCGGCACAAGCGAAAAAAATTTGGGTAGCTGCTTTTAATAATGCTTTCAAAGAATATAGTGGTAATGAAAAAAGAGCAAACCAAACAGCTTGGGCGGCAGTTGAAAAAGCTGGATATAAGAAAGACAATGCTGGACAGTGGAAGAGGTGGGCATAATGGCATATATTACAAGTTCAGAATATGCAACATTAACAGGACGAGATTCGTCCGAAGCAACAACAATAAGAATAAGACTTGCCTCAAAACTGCTAGATGATAGAATAGGTAATTACGGTATTTACGAAAATGGATATAAGATTGATACAAGTAAATCGACTTGGTATGTATCACCTTGTTTGTTATCTGATGATTATAATTATGTTAATGTTTCTAACACGAATTATAAGATAGAAGTTACTATAGGGCAAAAAGAAGCTATACAATTATGGATAGCTTCAATGATAACTGAATTATTTAATAGTGGTAATACCCCAAATTCACAAGATAATTTAAGACTAGGTCGATTTAGTGTTTCAAAATCGAAAAATTCAACAGGATCAAAACTTCCCGAGTCAATGGGTTATGTTGATTCAATTTTAATTTCATCTGGAATAATTGAGAAAAGAGTTGGTTTGAAATGAGTATAGCAGCTTTCAATAAAATGATGAATCATTCGATAACTTTAAAAAAAATGCAGCGAAATGCTGCTGGTGATTTTTCAATTATTTCAAGTGATAATACCTTAAAGGGATTTGTTCAATATGGTAATAATTTAATAATCAATGAAAAAGGTGAAAAAATCTTATCGACTGCAATTGTTTTCTTAAAAGATGATTGTGGAATTGATATAAATTATCCATATTGGGAAATTGATCAAACAAGCCCACAAACAAGAACAGATATGGAAGTATTAAAAATTGATCCTATTGATGATCCATTACAAGCAGGAAAAACACATCATTTTGAAATTATGGTGAGGTGAATTATTATGGGTTTAGGTGGTTGGAGTATTTGGAGAGGCAGTGAACTGACAAGAATAATGAATCAGGCAGCAAGAGCGGCAGTTTTTCAAACTTGCGATGCTGTAGTTCAAGCAGGAAAAGGCGAAGTTCCATTGGATGAAGGAACACTAAGAAATACAGGAGTAGCGAAAATGTCTCCTGATGGAAAGCCTGCTGGTTGTGCTTGTTTTGGTGGTGGTCCTTCTACTGGATATCCTGTAATTCCTTACGCTATCAGATGGCATGAAAAAAACGCGAATTTCCAACATGGTAGAAAAAGATTTTATTTAAGAGATCC